GGGAAAAGTTTTGCGCACGCGGCGATATACTTCGACTCGCCGCTGCAAGACAGGTAGCGATAGTCGATCCAGCGAATCGAAATAGACTCGCACGAGATCATCCGAGCATTTGCGGCCGTAGAGCGTGCAGAGATCGCTCAGGATCGCCGCGAACTCGTCGCGGTCGCCGCTATACATCGTTGTGATCCAGACGGTCCAATCTCAGCGTATCTCGATCGCGCGCGATCTGCGGCACGCTCTCGCGCGTCGACTGCGCGTCCAATTGCTCGCCGTAGCGAGCGACAAACTGGCGCTGCAGGACGCCCAAGTAGGCCATCTCGTAGTACGCGATGGCCCGATAGCCACCGAGACCGGAGACAGCGGTGTCAATCGGACCGCCATTGTCCAGGCCGGCGCCGTCGTGGTATGCGCCTTTGCAGTGATCGAGTACTCGAGCCCATGCTTCGGCGGCTGTTGGCTTGCCGGCGTTGCGCAGCTCGTGGAAGTCGGCCGGCGTCGGAAAAAACTGATGCGTCTTGAGCAGATGCTCAGCGGCCGATCCGAAATCCTCGATCGTCCAGTCCTGCATCGCACACCAGTAGAGCTTGAGCCCGGCCCCTGACAGGGCTTTGCTTTTGAGTTCGGCCAGCCCGGTAACAATCTCGGCGAATGTGTCGTAGTCGTTTGGTGTCATAGCTTGCCCTCTGCGATGAGTTGCTGTTTCACGGCGGCGGCCGCTGTCAGATTGCTGTGCGTCCGATTATCTGCTTTCGTGATCGGTGCGTTCCACGGCTCGAGGAATCGCTTGTCAGGCCCGCAGAACGTCGCGGCCTGCATCACATACTCGGTACGCTCTTTGCCGGTCGCGCGACAAAACGCTTGGTATCGGCGCGTGCCGTCGAGGATCTCGTTCCACACATGCCCATCTGCGAGCCGAGCGTTGATCGCCTTGAGTGCTTTCGGCCATGGCTGAGAGCCGGCGCGTGGCGGGTACAGAGCCTTGAAATCGTCGAATTCCGGTGGCGGTGGCTTTTTCGCGGGACGCGAAGCGGCCGTAGTATTCTTCTTGCTTCTGCTTTCTGCCTCTGCCTCTGCCTCTGCTATAGGTTGAAAGTGGTTGACATTGGTTGACTTGTTGACAGATCTATTTTCAGCCTCTCGATCACGCTCACGTTGTTTCCTTTTGGCTTCGCGCAAATACTCCCTGCGCTCCTGAGACCGTTGTTCCTCGCGGTATTTGGCGTAATTGGTGATGCTCCAGCCCCAGTCACGATGGTCATCAAGTAACACAATCCGGCGCCCTTCGCAGTCAGGGGTGCGGCTCCGGTCGTCCGGGGATTCGAGTTCTGATATACCCTTTCGGATGAACTCAAGTGGCCATCCAGTCACTCCGGCAATGGCTTCTGCAGTCATATCCACCTCGCCGTGCCGGTCCGAGAGAGATAGCAGAACCATAAAAACAGCAGACGCCTCGAACCGACCGTATAGCGATCCGCCCCACATCGTATTGAAAAGCTTAGAGAAACCTGACAAATCAACACCTGTCAACAACCGTTGTTGACGCTATTGTTGACTATGTATCAACGCTTACCAAAACACAAGACTCATTGTTTTGAGTTCCCGGCCCGCCGCATCATCCACCAGAGCCAGAGCCTTGACCGCCAGCGCCGGATAGCTGATTTACATTGCCAGATCAGCGGCTTACGTATGATATCTGCATCGATCATGCTGCGAATGTCGTCGGCCACGATGACTGGCAGAATGGGATTGTCGCCGCGAAACTCGTGCATTTCCCAGCTCATGCGGATGTACTCGTCGCGCGTAATCAGGCCACGCAGAGCCGCGTAAGCCAAAACGCCCTCAATCGTTTCCATCGGCGTCTCCTTCGTGCCCAGTTCGATTCAGCGCCTCAATTTGCTCCAGTTCCCAAGCATCCCGCAAGTGGCTGTTCCAGCGCCCGAGATTGGCTTTGTTGCGCTCGTCGGCCCCGTGGAGCCTGTCCGCATAGTACGCGGCTGTTTGCGCCCTGGACCGTTTATCTGTGAACTTAATCGCTTGATTTTGCATCACTTTTCTCTTGTTTGATCCTGTTGCGCTTGATCCGCCTATCCGCACCGCGATCACGCACACGGCCGCGCCTAGGCCAGTCACGATACATAGCCGGATCGAGGAATAGCTCGCCATCTGATTCAAGCCAGGCCCGCATTGCGATTTCTGGCGGAACGAGTTCGCCCCATTTCTGTACCGCGTCTCTCGATAGTCCGAGCCTCCTGGCCGTGGGCACTGTGCCGTGGAAGTAGGCGATTACGCTGTCTGCTCGCATGTATAGTTTACTCCGTTTCACGTGAAACATACTAAACTATACCGCTCATAGCAAGCAATACCGCCATATTATTATCTGCCTGAGCCTTGATCTGGCTAATAGTATAGTTTACTATCTACACATGCCGGATGACCCGGCTACACCAGCCGCCCGGTGAGTAGGGCGGGGACGAGAAAGTCATACAACTCGAGGAACAACACAATGAATACCCAAGCAATCGACTATTGCCCGTTCTGTTGCGTTGAGCATGTGATCGGCAATCACCCCGACGAGGGCGAAACACCCGCTCAATATTGGGCGCGGGTGGATCAGGCGACCGATCTCGCCAAGATGCTGCACGACATCTCGAGCACGGCTGTCCCGACCGACGTGCCTGTAATGATCGATTCAAGAATCACCATCGTTGAGCTGATACACGGGCTGACATCGTCCGATCTGAGCCTTGTCAACGACGGCAAGGGCGGGCTGAGAATCACGCGAGCCCCGCTGTGAGCATGGAGACCAAACTACTCAATCCCCACGCCAGCCGGCCAATCCGAGCTTTCCTGGCCGACAATCGAATCGTCGACACGGCGACCGAGCACGTATTTTGGGACTGCGTGTATGCCAACGTCGCTCACGTCGATCATGCGGAGGCGCTACAGATTGCCAGAGCAATGCAATCAAAGGCAGCCCGCGTCGAGTCGGTCATCCCTAAATCCAATTCAGATTCAGACGAGGAATAACTACAATGCACCCAGATACTTCAGCCATCTCCGCTATCCAGAATCTTCGCGAGACACTTCGCGTCAGCCTGATCGAGCGCGAGCCCGAAATCGAGGCCATGCTCCTTGGTCTGGTCGCTCGCGAGCACGTTTTGCTCGTCGGCCCGCCGGGAACGGCCAAATCAGCGCTAGCCAACGGGCTGACGCGGGCGATCAAGGGCGCTGACGCGTTCTCGGTGCTTCTGACGAAGTTCACCACGCCCGAGGAATTGTTCGGGCCGGTGAAGCTCTCCGCGCTGCGCGAGGATCGCTACGAGCGGGCCATCTATGACTACCTGCCAATGGCTGAGATTGGCTTCATCGACGAAATCTGGAAAGCGTCAAGCGCTATTCTGAATACCCTGCTGACGTTGCTGCAGGAGCGGACGTTCGACAACGGCGGTATGCGCGTTGCCTGCCCGCTGCGTCTGGCCGTCGCGGCCTCGAACGAATGGCCGAGCGCAGAGGACGGGCAGGAACTCGGCGCCATTTTCGATCGATTCCTGATTCGGCGCGTTGTGCGGCCGGTCTCGCCGTCGAATCGCTCCCGGCTGCTGTATGCCGATCTGCCAGCCGCTGAGGCCGTGATTGGTCTGGATGCGATCGACGCGGCGGCGATGGCTGCGACGACGCTGCCTGTGTCGGCCGAAGCCAAAGACACGCTGGCGCAGATTCTGGACGAGCTGGCTGGCGCCGGGATTCGTCCAGGCGATCGCCGGTCCCGCAAGGCGGTCGGCATTGCCCGCGCTGCGGCATGGCTCAGTGAGGCCACGGAAGTCGAGCCGGGGCACCTGGAGTGCTTGGCCGACGTCCTTTGGTCCTCGCCCGAGCAAGTCGAACAGACGGCCGAGATTGTGACGCGGATAGCCAATCCGGCCGGCGCGGCGCTCACGGACCTGCTCAAAGAAGTCGATGAGGTTGTTGCTGGCTCGTCATCATCCACGGCCGATGCGGCAGCCAAGATGGGCGCGATCAAGAAGCTCGAATCGTGCGAAAAGAAAGCCGTGAAGCTCGTCACGGAGTTTATGACGCCGACCGGCAAGGTTCGGGCGCAGGATCTCGTGAAGTTCATCAAGGGCGAGCGGGTTAATCTCACGGCATCGGCTATGGGGATCGATAGCGAGAAGGCGCGGGCGATTCTGGGAGGGGCGGCATGAGCGATCAGCCTGATTTTCCCGGCAATCCGCTGGCCGATGCGCTGGCCGAATCGGTCTCAGAGGAAGACACCTGGGCCGATGGGCCAGCGCTTTTTGCCGAAGAAGGCACCGCCCGCAAGTCCGTTGCCGACGCCACGCCGCATGTTCTCGACGTAGACCGCTGGACAAAGCGCCGAGGCACCGAACTGGCTGAATCCTGGCGCGAAGCGGAGATTGCCGAGCACTCTCCAGAGATCGTCACGGACGCCCATGCGACGCTGTTCGAGCCTGAGCCCAAGCCATCAGAGAAGCCGGCCGAGGTCGCACGCGCAGCCTGGTGGCGCCAGTTGATGGACTCAGACGAGTACCGGGCGCTGCACGGCAAAACGTGTCTGGATGCTGGATTATCCGAGCTGGCCGCGAAATCGCTCTGTGATCAGTGGGCCGAGCACGTCGCCGAGAATCCAGAGCCCGACCCGAAAGACATCGAAGACGGCAAATGTCCGGCACCAGGTTCGGAAGATGAGCCGCTGGCCGACACGATCAAGCGCGTTCGATCCACGGCCAAGGCACTCGAAGAAGCCGAGACGACAGTCACAGAAGCACGCGAGGCTGCTTTCGGGCTTGGCGCCGGCGGCGCGTCGGACGGCCCGCTGGACCCGAAAGCGCTGTCCGATTGTTACAACCGCGTCAAAGGCGACGAGTTTTTGCGCCGGCTGATGCAAATGGCCGGCCGCATGCGCACGCTCTGCCAGTCGTTGCAGCGAACCAAGACGCAGCACGGCAGCGATGACACCGTAGGCGTCGAGCTGGGCGGCGATGTCTCCCGCCTGGTGCCGAGCGAACTGGCGCAGATCGCTTGCGGCATCCCTGAATTGGAGCTGCTCGCCCTCGATCGCGTCGCACGCAAGCAGGCGCTGTGCCGGCAATATCGCGGGCTCGAGCGGCTCGGCCAGGGGCCGATTGTCGTTGTCGTCGACGAGAGCGGCAGCATGCACGGCGAGCCGATTATGACGGCCAAAGCGATCGCGCTGGCGCTGGCATGGCTCGCACGCCGGCAACAGCGCTGGATCGCGCTGGTCGGGTTTTCCGGCGAAACCGGCTACAACCGGATCGCGTTCCCGCCTGGCAAGACCGACCAAGACGTGCTGATCGAATGGCTGAGGCACTTCTATTCGGGCGGATCGGCCCGCGACATACCCGTCAAGGAATTGCCAGAAGACTGGCCGGCACTGAAGGCTGAAGGGCTGCCGACCGGCAGGACCGACGTGATCATGATCACGGACGCCATTGCCCGCGTGCCAGCGAAAATGCGGGATAAATACGTGGCTTGGGCGAAGGCCGAGCAAGCCCGGACCTACGGCATTGTCATCGGCCAATCTGACGCAGGCGATCTCGGCGGGATCGCTGACAGGCACTGGTGCGTACCAGACCTGTCGGGCGGCGATGCTGTCGAGGCTGTGCTGAGTATCTGAAATATCCAACTATCGCAGGGCTCAAGGCCCCGATATCCAACAACCACCAAAGAGGAATAGCAAATGAGCCCAACCACCGGAACCCTTGGCACCATCGTTTCTTGGCGCGTGCCGTCCAACGTCAGCTTCGACTTGCTGCAAAACTCACTGCTCGAGGCCGGATTCGACCAGGAGCTTGCGCAAGAGCTTCAGCCCGCCCATGCGCTGAGCCGCGCGCTGCGCGACATGCGTACCGGCCGCGTAATCCGCAAGCTGCGCCGCGATGACCGCAAGCTGCTGTTTCAATTCACGCGCGAATACCTGGACGAGAAGGAAATCTTCTACGAGCGCGAGGCCGAGATGTCGCTCGATATCGACACCGGGTATATCGAGTGCGCTGAGAGCACCGAAATAGCCGACCACGCACGGAAACTCATGGCCGAACACAGCGCCAAGCGCATGACATCGGACCTGACCCGGCTGCTGCACAGGATCTACGCGGCCTACAAAGCCGATCTGATTCCGATTCGCGACCAGGGCGGCGCCTACTTCGTGCCTGAAATGCACGCGACGCTGATTGAACAGAGCCGCAAGCTGCTCGAAATGATCGGCGGGAAGCTGCGCAGCTTCCAAGTTCGGCTCGGATCGGAAGACACGTCCGAATCGGTCGCAAACTCCATGAGCGACTACCTGCGCGACCTCATCGAGCAATTCAAGGAAAAGTGCGAAAGCATGGGTTCCGGCGAGCGGAAAACCAGAAAGGACGTGATCGAGAATCGCGTCGGCGAGATCGGCGAGCTGCGGCGGAAGCTGGAGCTGTATCGCGGACTTCTGGAAGGCTACTCCGAGGCTATCACCGAGCAAGTGCAAGAGGCCGAGACCGTCCTCATGCGCAAGCTGGCGGAAAGCTCGACAGACGAGTAACCGTCTGAAATTATCGAAAATTTTTGAATATTTTTTAACAACGACAAGGAGATTGTCATGGAAAGACTGATGAAAAACGTGAAGTACTTCGGGTATGGGTTCTTGGCCGTGTCGCTATTCACACTCGCGGTCAACACAGCTTTTGCCACGGAGCCGGGAAACTATCCAGCGAATCCGCCGGATAACCAGCAACAAGGTCAAGCGCAGGGCCAGCAACAGGGCCAAGCCGCTATCGGCCTTGGGGTTGGCATCGGAGAAGGCGGGAACGCTGTCTCTGGCGCTGATGCTCACGCCACTGGTATCGGGATCGGAGGCAAAGGCGGAAACGCCAGATCCACAGCCTTTGGTGGCAATCAGCACCAGACGGCGGTTTCGGACCAGACCCAGACTGCCAGCGCCGACAACGCCGGCAACAGCCTCAGCACGTCGTACAGCTCGCGGGACCGCGCCTATGCACTCGGACTGTCCACAACTGCAACGGCGGCACCGTTCGATCCCAGAGTGTGTATCCACAAGCAGACTCGCGGCGTCGATCTTCGGCCGTTACCCGTTGGGTTCACCGGCAACAACAAGTATGACGCAGCGTGCATCGAGGAAGAACGGGATCGGGCACATTGCGTCGCACTGGCCGACCGTCTGGCCGCATGGGGGCAGATCGAAATGGCCGTCCGGCAGCTTCAGGACTGCGATGGGGTGAGTGGCGAGGCTGTCATCGAGCCAATCGGGCACGTTGAGCCAGTTGATTTATCGGGTTACGCAACCAAGGAGGAACTGAACCGGGCCTTCACGGAGTCTGTCTCCAAATAGGGCACATCTTGCGCGAACGATAGCGGGACTGATACGCTATCGTTCGCACTTTAGTAACCAAATGTGCCCTATTGCCAGAAGAAACCAAAGAACGGTGGCTCCCAATTCCTGAATATGAGGGACGATATGAGGTCAGCGATCTTGGGCGTGTTCGGAGTCTCGATCGGACAATTGATGTCGTATTGAAAGGTGCTCCATATGCTAAAAGAGAAAATTATGAGGATGCGATTAAGCGCGGCACCAAAACTAGAGCGGGCGAAAAGGTTTGGCCTCTAAAAAACCCTGATAACAGTTTGATAGTAAGAAGCACATTGAAAACAGAAGATGCTGGTTCATCCCTACAGCCTGGTGACAGACGGCCGCCGAACGGGAATAGTGACCCGAGTCCAGGGCGCGATGGCTCAAGTGGGCTGGTACAAGAAAGTGCCGAAAGCGTGGGAACACCTGATCCGGGACTACCAGATCATCCCGCTGATGGACCTACGCCTGATCGAGCCGCACAAGACGTGGGTAGCGGAGAGCGTGGCGGCCTGAGCCAGCCTGAGAAGCCCGCCAGCACCGTCTGGGCCATCAAGCTACCTGACGGCCGCCTCGTCGCCAAAATCCTCGGAGAAACCCGCCCGACGCGCAAGAACGGGCTGCTGCGAGACGGCGAGAAGCTGGCCGGCGGGCCGTACCCGGACATCAAGACGGCCATATTCGCGTCACGGGCCGATCTCTACCGTGCGCACCTGCTGCGCGGGATCATCGATCAGGGCATCTTCGTCGCCAATCCTCGAAACGGCATTCATGGTCGCTACAAGCCGACGCTCGAGGACGTGGCGGAATGGTCCGGCTACTCGGTCAGGACGATCAAGTCATGGCTGCAGCCGGCGAACTCGCACACTAGGCGAGGGATGCCGCTGCCGGCGATCAGACATATCGTTCTGGAATTCGCTTTCCGGGACGAAAGCGCCTACGCATGGCAGAAGGCGCTCAGGAAGTGTCGCTAACCATTCAGTGCCTCGAACATATCGGATTGCGCATCGGCGTGACGTAGATTCTGAACTGCCTGATCGTAATAGCTGCGCTTCAATTCGCAGCCGATGAATCTCCGTTGAAGTTCTAGCGCAACAACGCCTTCTGATCCGATTCCGGCGAACGGAGAAAGAACCGTATCTCCCTGATTCGTCCATAACTCAATCCCACGCCGGATTACTTCGAGCTGTAATGGGCAAATATGTCTTTCGTCATCATGCTCGCGGGCACTGCGATACTGCAATGTGTCCGACTGGTTGATATCCACCCATACCGGAGACGCAATCTTCTGCCACTTATCGACCGGGTAATCGTCGTGCGTAACTCGGTTCACCGGATCGCCCGGAGCGCGCATCGTCACGAGATAGTCAGGTATTCCCTGCCGAGCCATACTGCTATTTCCTCGCACGGTCTTGTGCAGAAGTCCGAGCGCTTTGGTCCGCTGCATTGCGGTCACTGGATCTTTCCAGATCACGACTTCCGAGTGATAAATAAAACCCTGCCGCTCGAATGCTCGAATCAAATCACCACGAAAATCCTTGAGCCCGATCACGCCATCCATGACCTTGCTTGTGGGAAGGAGCATGCAGTGAAACGATACATCGCGCCCTGTCTGCATAACCCGTATCAATTCTGCAATCACGTAGTCGAAGTGCTCCATGAACTGCTCACGCGTCTTGCAATTCCCCATGTCTCTCGGGCTGTTTGAATACGTGTATAACGACGCGAACGGCGGAGAAAAAATAGAATAGCCAATGCTTTTATCTGGTATCGCCTTCATGGCCTCGACGCAATCGCCGAGATACATGGTCCATGCGCTTCCTTCTGCCTTATCTTCTGCGTAGGTATTTGTCACTCTCGTCGCTCCTAGTACGTTCGCCATCACGGCCTTTGCTGTGTGCTGAACAGATTCTTCAGCCATTTCTGATGCTGCAGCTTCTTTTGCTTTCAGGTTCGATACCACAGATCCCTCGCGATCAGATGCAAACACATGGACATTAACCGGCTTTTTTTGTCCGAATCTCCAGCATCTACGCACGGCCTGATAGTACGACTCATAGCTATCTGTCACGCCGACGAACGCCATTCGAGAACAGTGCTGCCAATTCAATCCGAACCCGGCGATAGACGGCTTGGTCACGATCACGCGAGCTTGCCCGTGGCGAAACGCTGAAAGCGCGGCCTCTTTTTCATCGATCGTTTGCGACCCACGAACTTCAATTGCTCCATCAATAGCCGCTGTCAGCATTGACGACTCATCGTTCAATTCACACCAGACTACCCACGGCTGCCTATCAGAGTTGACAATCTCTGCGCACGCTCGCACGCGATCCTCTATTGATTGTCGGCGAGCATCGCGACGCTCGCTCAACGTAGATGCCTCCATAGAGAACAATTGTCCAGGCAATGGCTCGCTGATTGTCTCAATCGTATGCTGCTCGACTGATAATGGCGGCAGATTGAATCTTGACGCATCGAATCCTAGATCGGACGGGGATCGTACAATCGCACCCCATGAGGCCACCCACTCCCAGAATAAGGCGCGAGCGTGCCCCTTGAGTCTCCAATCCTGCGTTTTTTCCATGTCATGCACGAAGAACTCGGCAAGCATTTCTGCTCTGGTACACACCCCAAGAAATTCGGCATGCGTTCCTAGTTCGGTCCAGTCATTAGGCGCTGGTGTAGCAGTAGCACAGAGCTTGTACGGCGTGTCTTTGAACAGTTCTGTTAAGGTACCAAACGTCTTTGACGTATGGTGTTTGATGATAGAGCTTTCATCGTTGGCGACACCGGCAAGCCCACTCACATCGAACTTATGCACACGCTCGTAATTCGTTATGCAGATGCCGTCAAGTTCGCAAGGCTCTCGAACATGGCGCACCGGAACCCCAATGATTTTTCCTTCTTCGACTGTTTGCTCTGCAACCGCGAGCGGCGCGAGGATCAAGACTGGCCCGTGACGGCGATAGACCTGCTCTGCCCATGCAAGCTTCATCCTGGTCTTGGTCAATCCAGTGTCAGCGAAAATAGCGGCACGCCCGATTCGGAGTGCCCATTTCGTCAGAGCAGCAGCGAAGTCAAACAGTCCGTCATTAACTTCTGACTCGAATCCAACGGGCGAAAATCGAGATAGCTTTCTAGATATAAAGTCTTGATAAATCACAATTCCTCCAAGTAACAATCCGGCAGCGCATCAACCAAATCATGCTCCCGCGCCCAGGCGACCAGCGTTTCCGGCGGAATTTCGCTCCAGTGAGCAAAGCCTAGCTGCATCTTCAGCGTCTCCCAGAGCCACGATTGAACGTGCTGGATTCGCAGCTTGTCGAACGATTCCTTGCCGCCAAGATAGCTCTCTCCGTGCGTGTGCTGCTCAACGTGGCACTTGTGGCAAAGCGGGATCGCCGAGTAGGCTGGTTTAATCCCGGTCCCGGACCCATCGGAAACACGGCGAACATGCGCCGGATCGCAAAGCATGAACGTGTCCATTTCCCAATGCGGCGTCCAGCGACACTTAGCGCACTTCTGATGCTTGCACCATTCGAGATATTCTTCGTCGGTCCCGACCGCCTCCCAGACTTTTCGAGCCAACATGAAGGAAACGTGAGTCCTGAGCACGCGCGCATACCGCCCATACGGCGCCGGCTCTTTCGGCGCTTCTCCGGCCGCTGCATCGATCATGCGCTTGCGGCCAGTCTCGGGATCGGCAGCAGCGAGTACGGCAGGTAGATCCGGCTTCGGCCAGATTTCCATGAATCGGCGCTTGTGGATCGCGTCCACGGTCAGCCTGAAAGACACTGATCCGTCTTTCTTCTCGCTCAGAATAGGACCGCGCACCGCCTCGATCGCGGATGATCCGTCCGACAGAAACACCGGCTCGCTGGTTTCCTGAAACACGGAGTAGAAGATAGCAGCGTCGTCGGCATCGACGACAATCCGCACGCCAAGACTGCCATCGGCGAATTCCCTGACGATGCAGTCGCGAGTGACGGGGATTGCGGCGTAGTCGTCGGTCATTCGTTATCGCTAATCAGTTGCGCCTTCTCATCACGTGCCCGCTTGTTCGCTCTCTCGACGACAGGCTGTAGCTTGGCGATTGTCTCGGTCTCGACAGAAATCAGTAGCGTGTCGCTTGTTACACCGTTGCAGACCGTGTACGTGAACCCGGCCTTAGTCAGATCATCCTCGAACACTGGCAGCTTGTAGGCGTCGATTCCTATGGCAGCTTTCTTCATTACGGCATCCTCTCACAGGTTTCTACGGCCATCTCGGCTATTTTCTTTAGTTCATCTTGGTCTTGTGGCCCTAACTCATCCCATCGAAAACCAACTATTGCACCACTCCAGTACGCATTATCGCGAACACTATTCCACCAAATCTCTACCTCGCTATTAGACATCAGTGATCCCCTGGCTGGCGAACACGAAACCCGTTCAAGTGCTTGTCAAGCGGCTGCGGAACGGTTCCGACCGGAGCAATGGCGAGCCGCGCCTCTTGGCCGTCAACGTCCATCGCCGCGCCGTTCAAATCGAGGCCGAGCGGTAGGCCGAGAAACTGGAACGGATGACCGCACTCGCATTCGATTCGAATATCCGCGCAGAAGCGGCCAGTGTCTTCGAGATAATGCACTGAGACGTTTGCCCGGTGAGCTTTATTGTGCTTGCAATCAGACATTGGCAATAATCTTCCTCATCCCACGCTCAAACTTCTTCGCGCCGCCCATCGACGGATGACGGACAGCGTGATCGACACGAACCCCGAGACCCGCCAGCGTCCGCTCAGCGATCCTGCCAAGAGCAATGATCGTCGCGGACGCAAAGTGATCGATGACCGCGTTCAGCACCTCGCTGCCGGCCTTCAACTCGATTGCCGTTGGTGCCCTGTTCGACATCGGGATTCCTGGCTTATGAGGGTGCCATGCAAAAGCGTTGTGCATCACGACTTTCTCGGCTATTCCGAGCGAATGCAGCACCCGCCAGACGATCGTGGCAGACGGCTCGGCCCACGGCCTGGGTCTCGTGGTGATTCGTCCTGCCAGCGGCTCTATGCGCGGTATGGCGCGATTCATCAGTAAAACCTCGCTGGTGAACGCGACGCCGGAGAAGTGGCAGCCCTGATAGCCAGGAGCCTCACCAATCAGAAGGTACTTGGGCTTGCAGTCGAAGTGCCGAAGCAGCCGTCCGCCACGCGCCAGAGGGCCATCGAAGCCGGTATCCCACGGATCGCGCTGGAGCCACGGATTGAAAACGTCGGGGTACGTTCCGGCTCTATCCGGGCCGGCGGCGATCAGGTTGACGAGTTCGGTGACGTTCATTCCGAAGAAGCCTTTAGCTGGGCTACTGCCATCCGTAAACCTTCAAACATTCCGCACCCTCTAAGCGCGTGAACCTGACCGGCCGTGATCCATTCGCCATAGTCGTCGCCGAGAAGATCGCCGTTGGCGCTGACCCACTGATACCATTCCTGCTCATAGTGGCAAGCGTTTTGAGCGCCACGTTGCACAGCCTCAGTGAGCATGGATTTATCCCCGGTATCTTCGTCGGTCAGATGCTCGGCAAGGATCTCCATCATGTACTCGCCGTTCCAATCGTAGAGCCGACGACCCGACCCGCTCGCTTGGCACTTGCCCATGACGTAATCGAAATTGCAGCCTGCAATCCAGTCGAATGTCACCACCTGACTCCACGTAAATACTGCATCGCCAATGTCGCCGACGACAATGAGATTGTTGCGGTACACATGGAAATCGCAGCGATAGACCGACGTATTGGGCGCCGACCAGATCAGCCAGCCGTCTTTCATAGTGGCCTTATGATTGGCGAACCATGAGCGAACGTACTCTAGATCCTCAGCAGTGCGACGTTTAATAGTCATATCAAATCCTTCGCCAACGCAATCCATTCAGAAATTTCAATCTTGATCTCAGCGCCGACCTCGAGTTCGTCCTCGTGGTCCAGCACTTGCGACAGCGGAATCCATGCCTCGCGGTCGCCGTTGTGGACGAGAACGGCAGAGGCGGTCAGGTGGCGGATTTCTACGTCGAGCCAGATTTTATTGGATTTGCTCATGTCAGACCGGCCTCGCATTCTGTAATAGTCGCTTTGAATTCTCCGGCATGTCACCGCCTCGCTTGATCCCTAGCACCGCAGCGCATGGCCGACAGATTCGGATGCGCCATGATCCATCATCCGTGTTGTCGTTCACATCGATAGCAGCCGGCTCGCTGTGATCGCTCACGCAGAGATCATCGGCAATTTCGCAGTCGATCCAGACTTTTTTATTCTTCATTTCCTGTCCAAACTATGTCGCCGGGCTTTAAATTTTCAAAAGGTATACGCATCTCAGCCGCGCGCTGAATAAGCGCCTCAGTCCAAAGCCTGCCGATCTCGCGAAGCTCGTCATCTGACAGAGACCCGATAAAATTTTAGGGAATTACATACTTGAGTCCCTTAGCCACAGCGCGCCTCCTCGGGCTTCCAGACAGTGGCTATGTGCCGGGACAGTTCGAACGGAATTTTAGCGATCAGCGCCGAGGCGGCTTTGCGCTTCGGTGATTTCAGGTCGTTGCGCCCATCGGGATTACGTGCCTTGCCGCTCGTCGTGTTGTGCGCGATGCGGAACCATGAGCCGCCTGAATTTTTCGTCGCGCTGACGTTCCAATGCGGCGATACCTCGCCGGTCTTTTTGTGTCTGGACCAGTCTTGCCCGGCGTTCTTGACGGACTCGCTCTGAAAACTCTTGCCGCTACCGTCGAAGCGAAAGCCAGGATTCTTTACCGCGCCGCTCGATCGATGACCGAACAATTCGCCGCCTCCGTGCTGGATACTGCCCCGATAGACAAAGTCAGGAGCGCTGGTCCACAGATAGTACGAACCGTAGTTAGCAATGGCTTTACCGACCCACGGTTGAGCCCCCTTCACATTTTCGACGACCATCGGGATATGCCGGCCCGCAGCTTCGGACGCTTCGCGCTGGATGCGCCAGCAGGCGTTGAACAGCTCAAGCTCTTTTGCCAGTAGATCGGGATCATTGCGTGTTTTCTCGGCGCGCTGCTTCGCGAGCTTCCACGGCATGGCGGTGTAGCTGAAAAACTGACAAGGCGGACTCGCCACAATCAGCGCCGCGTCCCTGAACTGCCGACCGTGCAGCGTGAGCACGTCCTGCACGACGAGCTGCGCCGGATACTTCATGTCGCCGTAGACATGGCGCTCGTTGTCGAATCCGACGACGTAGTAGCCCTCGGCCAGCAGACCATCGGTCCAGCCGCCTAGGCCGCAAAACAGGTCAATCGCCAGTGGCACGGTCACGCTTTGTTACCTAAGGGACTCAAGTATGTAATTCCCAAATTTTAGCGTCAGGTGTCGCGCAACCTTCGAGCATAAGAAAGTTCGGCACTCTCGGCAGTGAAACGACAGCTTTGACTTGGTATGTTTTGCTGCTCATCAGAACGGAATCGGATCACATTCGCCGTCATGGCCTTTGGCCAGGCAGCATTCGCCATCAAGGCCATCGCAATAATCGCGGTCATCTGGCACTTGCTTGCCGGGATTCTCCCGACGCTCGTATTCCTGCGAAAGTCCGTTGTACAGATACGGATGCTCGCCCGGCAGCCAATCCTGCTTTAAACACCACAAGAGAAGCCCGTCATCGATATCTGTCAGCAGCTCACCGCGCGCTTTCGTGATCGGCATTCGGAGCGGGATACGTGACTGCTCGGAAAATTCGTAGAGCGCGGCCCATGTCTCTATCTCTGGCTTGGCGTTCAGAATGAACGTCAACAGCCGGGCATTGTTGAGCACGTCGATAGTGGCTCCGTGCGCGCCCCTGAGACACTCTCTTGTCTCGTCCGTCGGACCCATGAGCATGTAGAGCAGCGCGGACTGCGAATAACTGTCGGCATCCTGCCAGACGTGCTGGGCCATTGCGTAGGTGCAGATGAGTTTAACGTCTGGCCGGCCTGCGGCTTCATGGTCAAAATCGATTGAATGACCGCACAAGTACTCGACAGCCGGCAATTTGAACGCACTCGACGGCTGATGCGCCTCGATGTCAGACGGCAATATGTGATGCACGGCCATCGCGCCGAACTGGATCGGCTTGCTCGGGCGGTAGAATTCGTGGAAGTTAACTGAGTCAATGCAGTCGATGTAGCTGCGAAGGATTCGGTCACTCTGGCCGGCCAAATCTTCCTCTGCCGGAATCACGGCATAGGCAGCCTCGATGATTTCTCGATCTTCATCGCGACTGGTGGTCTCGGTGTCAAAAATCGCTGCTTTGATCATTTCTTCCCCTTCGCTTTCTTCTTCCCAAACACATGCGGATCGCGAAACCAGTGCCGAGTGCCGCATATTTTGCAAAACGGGGCGCGATCATTGGATGACTTGGATGGTTTATCTTGGCGCTTCATTGTTTGAATCGGATCATTTGTGTCTCGCCTCGCCTACCAGCCCGCAGCAGTCCTTGAGCGCATCGCGACACGTATTATCTGAGCAAAGCGGAAATAGATCGTGATCGTCGCCACGCATATGCGAGACGCGGATTTCAGCTTGCCTCGTGGCGGGCTGTTCGCATTGCCAACACACCTTGCCAGTGCCCTCGGGCAGCTTTTCCATACCGCCCCATCGGGGATAGGTTTTTCGGCTCATCGCTCTCCGCCTCCGGTAGACTCTTGCCTCCGCAGCTCGGCCCGAATCTGCATCCAGAGCATGCCGAGCATGTTCTGTCCGTCTTGATTCGGACCCCATCCCCAGAAGTCATCACGCCACGAGTTCTCGACCAGCTCGCGGTCGCCGGTCTGGAGCAGCTTGCGCTTGACGTACTCGTGCTGCTCTATCTTCGTGCACAGGATCTCGCGCATCACATCGACCTTGGTGGCGTCCCAGTCCTCGCACTGAAGGTGCTTGTTCTCCTGGGCGAACTTGAAGGCGTCGTGCGCTGACGCGGACCGCCATACGCAATCCTGCAACAGTTTACCGCGCCCATCAGGCAGATCGAAGCGAGCCCAATGGTAGGCGTGCTCTGACGTGAAGAACGTCTCGCCATGCCAGCGAACTGCAAACGCGGAAAAATTCGACAGGACGTAGAACTCCTGTTCGTAGAAGCAGACGCGCTCCGGCGTGTCTAGACCGTGCGGAATGGTCTGCTCTTTCTCGTCGTCGTTCCAGCACTCAGGGTCTGCGCACCGTGGGCCACCGTGGTTGCCGTCGCACTTCGTCCGGGCGCCGCATACTCGATCCATGATGTTGTGCAACTCATCGAATTCCCCGACGAACTCGTCGCCGAGTATTACACCTACCCGCTCAATGAGTTGGTGTCCTTCCAAGTCGATGATCGACTTGCCAGGATCGTCGGGGTGTTCCCATGTCTCCAGCTCATCGAGCAAGCGTCGGGCTGCGTCTAATCTGCGCTCGGCATCATCTAGCTTGAGCAGTAGCGCCTTAACTTCCTCTGGTGGGCATTCCTCGATGTAAAGGTCAGCATCAGCGTTCTCGTTCTCGATGTACTGGTTCAGCCTAGATATTTCAATCATTGCTCGGTGTCTCCCTCGGGCAGTGGCTCAAACTCGATGACCCAGACCCACGGATTGCGACCCCAACCGTAGCCGCGCTCAGCATTGAGCGATTGCCATAGCGACTCAAATGAGTCAAGCGCACTCAAGGCAGAATATCTCTCGCCATTGACCGTGATGCTGTCTCTTTTATCACACCCTTCCGCCAACGCGTCTGCTTCTCTGATATCCTGCAACCGCTCAACGCGCACATCGGTGACGCGGAGGAATAGGCGGGCAGCCAAGCGAGGCATGTGGATCGACGGTTTCCAGCGGTGCCGCTCCGAATACTCGTCCATGCCGAGAGATTTTGCCTTGTCGGCGCGATACACTATCCCATGGGAGTACGAGGTCGCCGGCCACGCCTGTCGAAATGACTCCCGCACCCATAGCACGTCGCCAAGTTCAGCCGGCGCGAAGATCGACTCCTGCGGCTCGCCGTCTTTCCATGGAACGAACTCGCCCTGATAGCAGTCGTCGTGCTGCTCGATGCCATCAGCCTGGTTCCACCGCTTCACAACGCGCCGGGTCTGCGTCTTTCGGCCGGCGAGGATCGCTTCTACCATCGGCGTCGAGAAGATTATGGGCTTCTCACTCATCGCTCGGTATCTCCCATCGAAGGCTGCCTACCCAATCAATGCGCATACCAGTTATAGCAGCAATAAACCCAATACTGATGCGTGATGTTCGTACCAACTTGTTCTGACTCTTAAGCCAACAAAACCCGCTACCAGCATCCTCGCCGGTCTCCGGGTTAAATCTGTATGCGCTTATGGTCATCCGTCGTCTTCAATCATTGCCCGCCGAATCTCGGGAAAAGATTCCACCGCGCGACACTCCGCAAGCAGTCCCTTGAAGCTGCTGATAAACTTCTCGTCGTCCATCTGCTTACCAATTGTGCGCTCGATGTTTACGATTTCTGACAGAAGCAACGTGAGTGCGACCGAATGCGGGAACATTTCTGGAGTAACTCAATGTCTTGTTTGTCTTCGGTCATAACGACCGCGACCCCGACCACGACCCCGACCACGACCCCGACCGCGACCCCGACCGCGACCCCGACCGCGACCACGACCCCAACCCCAACCCCGACCACGACCACGACCGCGACCGCGACCCCGACCACGACCCCCACCCCCACCCCGACCACGACCACGACCGCGAACTGTCGTGTCCGGCTCTCAGGATGGCTGTGTTCATCGTTTCTTCCTGTATGTAATCACGCGCTCCAGTCCAAGCGCGACGAGTATCTTCGGGCCGGGGTCGCGCGCCCCACGCAGCACATCAGACAAGTATTGAGACGACACGCCGAGTTCGGAAGCGACGACGGCTATATGTCTACCGTCGCAGCGACGCTTGAGAATTGCCACTGGGTCTACGGAAGTCATAGCGACCGCGACCCCGACCACGACCACGACCACGACCCCGACCCCGACCACGACCACGACCGCGACCGCGACCCCGACCCCGACCACGACCGCGACCGCGACCACGACCGCGACTTGCCGTATCCGGCTCTTAAAATGGCTGCGTTTATTTTTGCGACCGCTGCGACTTCGCGACTTGGACGGCATCGATCACAGCGCCGCGACCAATAATTACGCGCCCGTCCGGAAATGGCTCGACCTCATTGAATGACTCGGATCGAAGTGCGTCCGAAAATCGGCCTGTGTCCGCAATCCATGCCGCATCCTCCAAAACGAGTTCTTGCTGCGTCACGGCAACGAGTTTCCCCGTATCGATCATTGTGACCGTACGAATTAAATAGTGCTTGCCGATAACCCACGGAGACCGGCCGGCTGGCTTTGCCGGTGCCCTCTTGGCTACTTTCTTCGTTGCCTTCTTCATCAATTTCTCCAGTTGGTAGGAAATACGCACGGACCAAACATACTAGTCATGTTATATTCCGTCAAGCGTTGACGCTGATTAGCTTGATAGCTATATTCATAGCATGAGAAAAACCAAATGAGCACCATTGCTGTTCTGCCTGGGCCTGGCGATATCGTCAAAATCCGCGCCAGCGGACTGGGCGAGATATTCGACTGCGCCCGTAGGTGGAAAGGCCGCACGATTGACGGAGACAAAGGCCAGACGCACGGCAGGAGCCATTTAGGATCGTCAGTACACTATGGAACTGCTTGGTACGATAACGAACGCACGCTGGATGGTGGCTGCCCGGACACGGAAACCGCGATTGACAAGTTTCTGGAGTTTTTTCGCGCCGAAGATCACGTCATGTGGTCCGATATCCCGAAACAGAAAGCCGAGCAGATCGGAATTCAACTCACGAGCAAGTACTGTCTGGAGATATCGGCTCAATATGAATGGATCAAGGTCGAGGCGACGTGTGAGCCGATTGAAATCACGATGCCGAACGGGATCATTTTCGAGCTGACCGGGCACGTTGACAGGGTTTACACGCGAGACGGCAAGTACGGCGTCGCAGACTTCAAGTCAGGCGGGCGGGTTATCGCAGCAGACGGCTCGCTGGCCGTAGATAAACACGGCCTGCAGCTTGCCTGCTATGAACTCCTGGAGATCATGGCCGCAGAGGCGACCGGGCACAAGATGGAGTTGCCGGCCCTGATCGTCGGTTTTTCGACATCCGGCGATCTGGATATTCTCACTGAGGAAGTGCCGAATCCTCGTGAATTGCTTTTCGGCGACGGCGACTACATGGGTTATCTCATGGGGGCCGCAGCGATCATCGAGCATCAGCTTTATCTCGGGAACACGAAGTCACAGCTTTGCGGGCCTAGATACTGCAATTCTTTTGACAAATGCGAATACATCAAAAAAGGGAAATGACCAATGGCCGACTACGACGAACTTCAACAGAACCGATCTCTAACGCCAGAAAACAAGCTCAGCCAGCAACTTCAGAAACGCGGCGTTTCTTCTGAGGTTTGGCACACGCTCTCGAAAAGCCTCTATCCTGGCGCGTTGCCAGAGTCCGTGTTGCTGGTCATCGACTATTGTAAGGCCCGCAATCTTGATCCGCTCAAGAAGCCGGCTCATATCGTGCCGATGGAGGTAAAGGATGCCAAAACCGGGAGATACGCATGGCGTGACGTTGTGATGCCGGGCATCTACGAACTCAGGATCACGGCGCACAGGACCGGAGAATACCTCGGCCACACCAAGCCGGCGTACGGGCCGAAAATGAAGCACGTCGGCACAGAGGCTCCCGAGTGGTGCTCAATGACGTTCTATCGATGGAACTCAACAGCAGAAAGGGTTGTGGAATTCCCGGTCGAAGTCTTTTTCAAAGAAGTCGTTGGGACTAAGAAAGACAAGCAGTCAGGCCAGCCTGTTGCCAACAAGAGGTGGTCGCAGTCGCCTATTCAAATGCTCACGAAATGCACGGAAGCAGCTGGATTGCGGGAAACATTCCCGGAGGAAATCGGAGGACAGGCCGCGCATGAGGAAGTGGGCGGGGGATCGATTGACGCAGCGGCCATAGACGCTGAGTATGTCGAGGTTCCGTCCGATCCGGCTGCCGAGATACAACCGAAAGCTCAAGCCGAAAAACCGAAAGCTGCCCGCAAGCCGCGCGCACCAGCGACTCAGGCCGCAAAATCAGCGGAACCAAAGGCCGAGGAACAAGAACCGGCAGAATCAGAAACATCGCCAGAGTCAGACGAAAGCCAGCAGAGCTTTGCTGACGACGAGGCCGACAATGAGACCGAGCAAGAATCCGCCGAGCGCGAGCCTGGCAGCGACGACGATCTTGGAGAAGACAATTCGCCGATGCCCGATCTATCGTTTTCCGAAGCGTTCCAAGCCATTGCCAAGGCCCGCTCGGCAGACGATCTCGACGTGATCCGCTCGCAGATTAAGAACCTGAATGAAAAGCAGCAGGCTAATCTCAGCGTCTCTATCGAGAACAAAATGAAATCGCTGGCGAGTCGTGGCAGCCGGGATGGCAGCGGATTGAACGTAGAGTGATTGGATTATGATAGCCACAACCATTGCCGTCGACAGCTTTCTGAAAATCCCGTACCTGCAACTCTCGCCAAAAGCGCCAGTCGTATTGGTTGCAGGTGGAAATGAAAACGGGAAATCAAGCCTGGCCGAAGCCATCCGCTTTGCCATGCTCGACGACAGTCCGCGCGTCAGGCTCAAAAAAGACCGCGATCAACTCGTCCACAGCGGCTCCAAAAACGGGAAGGTCACAATCGAATCCGGCAACCTGCTCATGGCCAGAGCCATTCGAGGCGGTGCCGTCGAGGGGGATGCCGGGCTTATCCCGGCCGATCTCGACGTAGCGGCCATCTGCCTGCAAGCGAAGCTCCTGACCGGACTACCGGATGCTGAGCGCCGATCCTTGCTCATGCGACTCGCAAAGATCGATCTGTCGGTCGATTCCCTGGCCGGAAAGCTCATCGAGAAGAGTGTCGATAAGAACGCCGTAGCGGCGCTCAGGCCGCTCCTGAAAGGCGGACTGAAACCGGCGCACGACAAGTCCAAGCGCGAAGTCAGCGACGCCAGAGGCGCGTGGCGGGAGTGTACGGGCGAAGTCTACGGCTCGCAGAAGGCCGATGGCTGGAAGCCCGCCGAGCCTGTAATTGCATCCGACGCCGCCGCGCAGTCGCTCGTGGATATCGACACGCAAATGGCCGAGCTACGATCTGAGCGCGATGCGGCACTGGCCGGCGCCATCGCGGAGATCGAAACTGAAATCGGGGCCGGAAGGGAGGCTAAAGAGATCGCGCTGGCGCCTATCCTTGCAAGCATCAGGGGCTACAACGACCAGTTGAGCCGACCGACGCCGCTGGCCTGCCCGCATTGTGGCGGCGTCGTGTCCTACGAGGACGGCAACCTGAAGCAGGCTGAACCGGCCGACAAAGCCAGGGTCACGAAGATGCTCTCAATCGCCAACCTGAAGCGCAAGGAGATATCGGACAAGCATGACGCGAAGCTCAAGACGCTTTCTGATCGACGGGCCGAAACGACTCGCAAAATCAACGGCGAGTACGATGACAAGCTGAGCGCGCTGTCCGAGGACAAGTCCGTACTGGTCGAGCAGGTCACTGCCTCCGAGCGGGCTATCGAGCGCCAGCACCGGGCGGCCGAGCTGCACAAGTCAGTCAAGACGCATACACGCCTGACAGAGCTTCTGAGCGACGGACCCGAAGGCATCGCCGCTGAAATGGTCGGTGCTGCGCTGAAACCGCTGAACGATCGATTGATCGAGATCGGCCAGGAAATCGGCTGGACGCCGGTTGCCATCCACGGCGACATGAGCATCGTCAGAACGGACGGCTTCGGCTATAACCTGCTGTCCGAATCCGCGAAGTGGCGAGCCGATGCGATGCTGCATATTCTGGTTTCAGAGCTGTCCGGGTTCGATATGCTCGTGCTCGACCGCATGGACGTGCTGGAAGTCAGTCACCGTGGTCAATTCCTGCAATGGGTCAACGACTATGCCGAGGTCAGGGCCGACAATACGATTCAGATATTTGTCATGGCGACGCTGAAGCAGCCGCCGGATTTGAGTGCGCTGCCGATGATAGATTCCTATTGGATCGAGGACGGGAGGCTGTCGTAATGGGAAAGTACGCACAAGACACTCAAGTCAGCATCGATAAATCGAGGCTGGAAATTGAGCGAACGCTGGCCAAATACGGCGCTTCCAGCTTCATGTACGGCATGAACAAAGACAAAGCGATTATCGCTTTCGAGGCTCACAGCCGAAGAGTCAAGTTCGAGTTGCCAATGCCGGATCGTGAGGATTATCGAACTACGGAAACAGGACGTTACAGGTTCGAAGATAGAACCATCGATGCAGCTTGGGAGCAAGGCAAAAAGCAGCGATGGAGAGCATTGGCGCTGGTCATCAAAGCCAAGCTCGAAGCGGTTGAAATCGGCATCGTTGAGTTCGAGGATGAGTTTCTTGCGCACATCATGCTGCCGAACGGCCAGACGATGGGTGAACTGGCTAGGCCGCAAATCCAGCTTGCCTACGATCGCGGTGAAGTTCCCCCGCTGCTTGGGTACGACGGCAATGGCTGAAAACTCGAAAATTGAATGGACGGACGCAACTTTTAATTGCTGGCTTGGATGCACGAAGATCAGCCCCGCTTGCGACCACTGCTATGCCGAATCCTGGGCGAAGCGCGCCGGCAATCCTGAGTTATGGCAGGGCGAGCGCCGCCGCACAACTGAAGCGAACTGGCGCAAGCCGCTCAAGTGGAATCGCGACGCGGACAAGTTCTTCGCTGAGCACGGTCGCCGGCAGCGAGTGTTCTGCGCGTCGCTCGCGGACGTGTTCGATAACGCAGTGCCGCCTCAGTGGCGAACCGATCTATTCAGGCTGATCCATGACACGCCCGAACTCGACTGGTTACTGCTCACGAAGAGGATCGGCAACGTGCCGACGATGTTGGGAGTGCTCGGCGACGACGCCATGCCGCCGAACCTCTGGCTCGGCGCGACCGTCGTCAACCAAGAAGAGTGCGATCGCGACATCCAGAAGCTGCTCGCGGCGCCAGCGGCCGTGCGGTTCCTGAGCATGGAGCCGTTGCTCGGGCCGGTTAATTTCCGTTGGACCTCGTATGCGCATGAGGCCAGCGGAGAGACGTACCGGGAGTATTTCGAGCGCAACGGTTCGGTGAGCGAGTATGAGGCGCTGAGGAAGTTAGATTGGGTCATCGTCGGCGGCGAGAGCGGCCCTCACGCCCGCCGAATGGACATCGAATGGGTCGAGTCAATCGCCAATCAGTGCCGAGAAGCAGGCGTTCCGTTCTTTATGAAACAAGGCAGCCAAGCGAACTGGACCGAGTTCAAGAACTTCGATGAATTTCACGAGTCGATCAAGATTCGGGAGTTTCCGATCAGCAACTAGGGAAACAACAAGCAATGAGCAGAAACATAGAACAGTTTGTCGGTCACCTGATTACGTTCGATATCGACAATGGCGACAGCGACAGCGTTGTTGTAGATTCCGGCATCCTTGTCGAAGTCACGGACTTCACGAATGAAAGCGAGGTCGAGATCGCTTTTGATGATCGGAATGAGCGGTGCTACTTACGTTTCTCGCTTGCCGATCTTGCTGCCAGTATCGGCGAGCACGCCGGCAAAATTCCATAGGGAGACACATAGCGATGAAGTGGAATGGACGCAACTATAATAGGCACGTGTGGTTTGCGTGGTACCCGATCAAAACGGAAGAAAACATATGGGTGTGGCTGGAGCCAGTAGAACGATACATCGCTGCTGGCCTATGGTCCTATAAGCTGCTTCCCGAGGACGCCGAGCGATGAGCGAGCGCACGACAGTGAGATATTGGGGCACTAAGAATGAGGAACGGCTGTGCAACGAGACGCCGGACGAGGCGATCTGGAAATGCTGGACGAAAAGTACGGCGACCCTTACAGCTGCGACGGATTCAAGGCTATGGATGTGACAGACAAGCCTCCAACCATCATCGTAGAAACAACGCCGAGCTTAGACGGCGGCAGAATCGAGCAGTCCGTTCTTTACCATTACTTCATGGGTATTCGCGAGACAATTGACACATGGATAATCAACACCCGCGACGAAGGCATCCGCCGCGCCCTGCTTGATCTTGGATGGTCAGAAACTCCGCTCAAGATCGGAAAGTACGAGATCAGAAAGCTGTCGAACGGTAGCGTCTGGATAGATGCAGAAGGCAATGGCATGGAGACCACGGAAGAAAAGCTCGTGGCTGTTCTGGATGAGTTTTTCGCGAGGGAGTTTTGATGGACCAAAATCGTCTTGAAGGAGGCATTTCAACCTACTCTCATGAGCAGGAATTGCTGTTAAGGCTCATAAAGCGGAAAGGCGGCAGCATAAGCAGCATTGAGTTCGATCGCATCTTTTTTCAGGCTAAATGGAAACCGCGATTCAGGATGAATGGAGATTCTATTATTCTTTCTCCAATGTCATTCGGGCAACACAATAAATGGCTGCACCTGCTAAAACTCATGGTCGCGACGGGCCGTATTAATTACATACTTGAGTCCCTTGAAACTTGAAATCATGCCGATAACGCTCAGGGAGGCTTGCTTGTACGTTGAGCGGCACCACCGCCATCACAAGGCGCCGCGGGGCGGACTGTTCGCGATTTCGGTC